ATTAAAAAAAGTAAATGGCAGAACTATTAAGATATCCTATAAAAAATATTGGTTCTCAAGACGATTACTTTAAAATACAAGTTATTGAATATAAAGCACCTGGTTTAAATTTAACTGGAGGATTTGCACTTGGAACTACTGAAGAATCTTTGAGACAAAATGCAACTATTAAGGGTTCTTTAGCAACAATCATACTGCCCATGCCTGCAACAATTCAAGATAGTAATGCTGCTGATTGGCAATCTGGAACAATGAATCCTATTCAAGCAAATCTTGGTGCTGCAGCATCTAATGCAATCATGAGTAGCAATCCATTTACTTCAGTTTTAAATTCTGTTAAAAATTTTGGAGCAGATATCAGTGGTGCTATGAGCACAGGTGAAGGTCAAGCAGGAACTGCAGCAGGAGCAGCTGCGCTTGCAGTTCAAGCAGCATTAGGGCAAGGAAATATCAATTCAATCATTTCAAGAGCAACTGGACAAGTGTTCAATGAAAATGTAGAACTTCTTTTTAATGGAGTAACAATGCGACCCGCATTTAATTTTACATTTGATATGGTTCCAAGATCTAAACCAGAATCTGATAGAATTAAAACAATTATTAGAACTCTAAAGAAAAACATGACTCCTCAAAAAGGAAACCCTGGAGTTGATGGAGGTGGTCTTTTTGTTAAAGCACCAAATGTTTTTAAATTAGAGTACATGAGTGGTGGAAAACAACATCCATTTTTACACCGTTTTAAACCATGTGCATTAACACAAATGAGTGTTAATTATAATGGATCTGCACAATATGCAACATATCCTGATGCAACCCCAGTTCATATGCAATTATCTTTACAGTTCCAAGAATTATCACCAATTTATGCAGAAGATTATGATAGAGAAGAAGGAACAATAGGAGTTGGATATTAATGACTTACTTCAGAGAACTACCCAATTTAGAATATCAGTCATTCCTATCAGATTCTAATTCATCTGATCAGTATTTGATTGTCAAGAATCTTTTCCGTAGAGTCAAACTGCGTGACGATCTACAAAATGTTTTTACTGTTTTTGACAAATATCAAATTCCAGATGGGTCTAGACCTGAATTAGTTGCTCAAGAACTTTATGGTAGCACACAATATGATTGGGTAGTCATCGTATCTGCAGGAATCACAAGACTCAGAGACCAATGGCCACTTTCTGATAGACAGGTTTATGATTATGCAGAGTCAATCTACGGAAATGATTTGAATGCGATTCATCATTACGAAACTACAGAAGTCAGAGACTCGGAAGATAGATTAATTCTTCCTGCAGGTCAAGTTGTAGATGAAGATTTTGCATTCATTTATACTGATGTCGATAAGAATTATAGTAATAGTTTGAGTAAGATAAGTTACACTAAAATTTGTGCAGAAAATGTCTCTAAAGATTCACTTATAATCAAATCTAGTGTGGCAGGTAATAATATTAGTGCTAATGATGAATTAGTGATAGATGGACAATACATACCTGTCGTGTCGGTAACTAGTAACACTATAGAAAATACCAAAAACATTACTTTATCTTCACCAATTCCTACCAATATATCTGAAGGATCTACTTTAACTTTTAAGGTTAGAAATACTGTTCTTATAGAAACAAATCCAGTTATTGGTGTCTCTAATTATGAGTATGAAGTCAGAAAAAATAATGATAAGAGAGGTATCTATGTATTAAAACCAAGATACCTGCAGCAAGTTATTAATGACACAAGAAAAGCGATGATTTATGATAACTCCTCACAATATGTAAATGATAAATTAATTAAAACTGAAAATACTAAGTCAACTATTCCATTTTAATTCTAGATTCTTATCAAAAACCATCACATATCGGTGCTTGCGGGAGCGTTCTTTCCACTCTCCTGCAGCACCTTTAATTTTGCCTCTAGAGTGTTTAGTTCCGTCTGCATAGTAGAAATCTTTTTTTGGGTCTGTGAGTCCGCAATATTTAAAATTACAAGCACGATAGATTGTACCATTATGTAAATCACTATCAGCGTAAGAGATGATTGCCTTAACTTCAGTATCTTTTCGTAACTGTCTAATCGCTTTTGAAACAAACCAAGAAGTGATATTATACTCGCTCTGTTGAGTTTGTGGATGAATGCAGAGTCGTGAAAGTTCGAATAATCCTTGTTGCTCATTTCGTTCAAGTCCAAAAGCACCTTTTGCGATTTCTGGAACAGGCAGTCCCGTAAAAATTATTGTTCCAAGTAATTGACCTATGTTTAGTGGAGAAAAATCATTCTTTTTAAAGAGACCAAAATTATGTCCTGATTTGAAAGTCTTAGAATAATCTTTAAGGTAATGATAAGTCAGTAGAAGTTCTTCTGCCTGCTTCTTTGTGATACGATCAAGATAATAATCAGATTTCATAAAAAAAGGGGAGGATCCTTGACCTCCCCCACATTATAGCACACTATCAACCCTTCGTCAATTTTTTGCCTTTATTCCACGGAACTCTTCCTTTAGTTGCTTCACTTATTTTTTTTCTAGTTTCTTCACTATGTTTTTGTTTTGGTTTCCCTCTTGCTCTTAAACCTTTTTCTATATCAGACTGTTTTCTTTTTTCAGTCATAGTTTTTGGAGTTTCTCTATTTGCTTCGGCAATTTTTCTTTTATGCGATTCTGATAGGGGTTTTCCAAGTCTTCCTTTTCTTCTGTTTTCAATATCTTTTTCAGTCATTATTTTTCCAGAACATCCATCTCCACCATTAGTTTTATTATGAAGAATTCCCGTTTCTAAATCTTTTCTCCCAAACACAGCAATCATATAGATTTCGTGATTAAATGCTTGCTCTTCTGTAAGATTTTTCTTTAAAAATAAAATTCTTTCTTTTGAAGGGGGATAAAAAGTGCCGTGCTTTAAAAATGCTCTTCTACCTCTACCTTTACCAATATAGTAAGGTGTTCCGTCTTCACGCAAATATGCGTAAGTGTAAAAGTTATTCATACTACTTTATTCGTGGTTATATCTATTTATACAAAAAAAGGAGCATTTTTGCTCCCATTCTTTGCTTAAACAACCACGAATAAGCATTAATATTTAGTCTTGTGCCAAGCGAGCGAAATACTGCAAGGCATCATCATCTTCATCATCTTCAATCGTAGAAGAACGAGTAGGAGTTAGATTCTTAAGTTCAGAACGAAGATCATCAGTAAGTTCCTTGGTAGAACCACGAGTGTATTCTTCCTCTTCACCTTCTTCTTCATCAAGACGCACAGATGCTTTCGATCCAAGCACAGAATGAAGACGTGCTTTCAACTCTTCATAAGTCTTGAATTGGTCAGGAGAAACAAACTCAGCAAGAGAATACTGCTTCTTCCAGATTGCTTCCAGAGCATCATCATCATCTAAAAGTGCCTCAGGACGGGCAAACTCACTAGAATCATAGTTGCGATAACCAGCAACATTCTTTGCCTTTAGTTTGAAGTTAGCACCTTGCCAGAAGTCAAACGGATCAATTGCTTCCTCATCTTCAAACTCAGGTTGCATTGCTGCAGTGAGTTTATCAAAGATTTTCTTACCATACTTGAAGAGAAAAACTTTACCTTCATTCTCAGGATTGGCAGGATCTTTTACCACATAGATGTTAGACATATAAGTTAGTTTACGCTTCTGCTTACGGGCAACTTCTTTACCAGCATCAGTGCCATTATTCCACAGACCAGAGTTGTGCTCACACACAGGACACTTTTGATTTACAGTTGTTAGGCAAGTGTCGATCAACCAACCACCAGGGCCTTGGAAAGCATGAGAATACACTTTCACAAAAGGAAGATCTTCACCATCAGGGGCAGGCAGGAAACGGATTACGGCATAACCATTTCCACTCTTATCACAGTCCAGTTTCCATACACGGTCGTCAGAAGAACCTGACCCACCAGTATTCATTTTTTCTACTTCTTTCACCAGTTTTGCGGTGAGAGAACCAAGTTTAGATTGCTTTTTAAGGTCGGAAAAACCCATTTTGATACCTCGGATAAATTGGATTTGTTGGATTACTCGGATAGTATAACAGGAATTCTCTCAACCGTCAATATATTGTTTGAGAGATTGAATGGTCT